ATTGAGCTGATCGAGGAAAATGCATGGACCATTTCAGCCAGCGGAGCATTTTATAGAACAGACATAAAAAGCATTGCATGTGAAGTATTGGAAGACTGGTTTAACCAGCGAGAACACTATAGAGGGTTAAAGAAAACAGCAGGTAAACAGGAAGACTGGGCCAATTATAAATTGTACGATTTGTATCAAATGGCCTTTAAAATCTTGCAAAATGCTTTATACGGTACATATGCAATTAACTCTTGGCGTTTTACGGATGGATTCAAAATATGCTCTGCCGCTATTACAAACAGCGGTCAAAGATTAACCAAAGAATCAATCATATTTGTAAACAACTATATATCTGAGCAGTTGGATATCGAACCTAGGGAATTTGTAATAGCATCAGATACAGATTCACTGTATATGGAATTAACAGATTTGCTAAAACATCGAAATCCTGATCTAAAATACAATGACCGTGAAGAAAAAATTAAACGTTTATTGGTTTTAACAGAAGAACTACAGGACGTAGCAAACGGTAATCTAAACAGTATAACGCAGGATCTGTTCAATATGAATGACAGGCACCATTTCGTATTAAAGCAAGAAGTAATCGCTGAAAAAGCATATTGGTCTGGCAAACGTAGATATGCAATATACATTGTAAATAAAGAAGGTGTACCTATTGAGGAACTGGAGATGAAAGGATTGGATATCATGAAATCCAATTTCCCTCCATACTTTAGAAATTTTGGAGAAGAACTTATCAAATCTATACTATTTTCCAAACCAAAAGAAGAAATAGACAAGTTTGTAATGGACTTTAAAAATTCAATGCAAACTATAGAATGGATAAAACTTTTAAAACCAACCGGCCTTAAAAAACTAGACGAATATATTGAATCTAGACCCAAACCAGGTGAGCTATTCTCCAGATTGAAACTAAAGTGCCCAGTAAACACAAAAGCAGCTATATATGCTAATGATTTTATCAGACACCAAAAATTATCAGCCAAATACCCTGAGTTTACAATTGGAGACAAAATGTATATTGCATATCTAAAACCAAACCCATATAAAATCGATGTTATAGGATATAACGGGTACAATGACATGCCTGAGATTACAAAATTGATCGATAACTATATCGACCGTGAAGGACTGTTCGATAGCGTTATGCGAAACAAACTAGAAACAGTATACTCTGATATTGGCTGGGGACTCAATCTCAATCCTTATCGCTCAAAGTTTTTTCAATTTTAATAAAATATCTTTATAATTTTAAATTAAAAGCCCAATTTTATCATATGTATAATAAAACAACATATGATAGGAATATACAGAATCACCAATCCAAAAGGTAAAATATATATTGGACAATCTATTAATATCCATAAAAGAAAATCATCATATAAATATGTAGATAAAAGAATAATAGGCCCTAAAATATATAATTCTTTAAAAAAATATGGATGGGAAAACCACATATTTGAAATTATTGAAGAATGCTCAATTAATAATTTACATGAAAGAGAAACATATTGGAAAAAAATAGCATTAGAATCTAACAATAGGGAATGGAACCAGGTTTTATTTTGTAACCTACATGACGTAGGGTCCCATGGACCTCTTTCAGATCATATAAAGAATAAAATTAAAGGTCAAAAAAGAAGTGAACAAACTAAACAAAAAATGAGAGAATCTAAATTAAATAAACCTAGTAACTTTTTAAATCATATTCATTCACCAACCACAAAACAAAAAATGAGTGAATCTAAATTAGGGAAACCTTCCAATAATAAAAAAAAGAAAATATCTCAATATAATTTAAATGGTGATTTTATTAAAACATGGGATTCTTTAACAGATATTTCTTCAACATTAAATTTAAGTCATAATAGTATAAATAGATGTTGTCAAGAGAAACAAAAAAAAGCATTTAATTATATTTGGAAATATGAAAATCAAATATAAATTCTCATAAAACTTGGATACTTAAAAACTTTTCATAATATTTATAATAAAATAAAATAAAATGGACACTTTTGATTTAAGAAAATATTTAGCTGAGAGAAAATTAAATGAAGGAAGAACAGATGCACTTCGTAATTTACTAGAAAAAGTATATGAAGATGCTATTGAAAACGTAAAATATGATGAAAATCATGGACATTCTTCAAAACCATTCAATGAATATTGGGATGAAAATAGAGGTGAAATTGCAGCTATGTTTTCCGGAATTTAATTAATTTCAAAAATTTTTATAGAAAAGCTTGCCTCTCGCAAGCTTTCTTTGTATATTAAAGTTATGATAAATAAGTTATTGATAAAATCTATAATAGACAAGTACTATTTGGGTGAAAACGAATCTGTAAAATGGATCATCAAAGACCATAAACTAAGCGTTGATTTTACCACTATAAACAGAGAAGTTATTGGAACCATCACATGCCACAATTTTCAATTAAACGATTGTGAACTATCTATCTTCGATACCAAAAAACTATCTAACCTACTAAGTATCACATCCGGGGATTTGCTGTTAGAAACTGAACAACATAAAGGCATTTTTACAAAACTGCACATTTCCGATCCACATTTTAACTTAACATATGCTTTAGCCGATCCTTTATTGATCGGAAAGGTAGGAACAGTCAATGAACCGGAATGGGATGCTATTTTACCTCTTGTAAAAGAAGACGTAGACAATCTAGTAAAAGCAAAAACAGCATTGTCCGATGTAGATAACATGGTTATCTCTACCGAACTAGATTTGAACAACGATATGATGTGCAAGTTTACATTTGGAGATGAAAAAGGCCACAACAACAAAATCACATACCAAGTTTACGGTGAAATCAAAGACAACAACATTAAACTACCTTTCAACTCAAACCACTTCAGAAATATTTTAAATGTAAATAAAGACCTAAAAACAGGTACTCTATACATTTGCAGTGGTGGTTTGATGAAAATTGTTTTTGAAAATGAAGACACAACAAGCCAATACTATATTGTAAGAAAAGCAGAAGACAGTTTTTAATAATATGTATAATAAAAATAATTGGATTTTTAAAATAGTTTTCGTATATTAAAGTTATAAATTTAAAAAATGTTATGGAAGAAGTAAAAAGACGTGGCCGCCCAGCCAGAAATGAAAACATTGACCCACAATCAACAACTTGTATTATCCGAGATCCTGAAATGGAACCGTTTTACATTGTAAAAGATTCAACAAATTTTACAGTAATGGAAACTTCTATCACCACTCGTGGTTTTGGAGGAAAAGCAGCATCCGGTAAAGAACAAGAAAAAGTAGTTGGATACTACTCCAACTTTTCAAATGCATTGAATTGCATCGCAAAACAAAAATTCTATATTAACCAAGGAGAATATTCTTCTATTAAAGAATATATTGGCACTTGGAATAAAGTTAAAAATGGAATGGATAACCTTTTAAAATCAATCGAAATATGAGTAAACTAGAAGCATTATTTGATGCAGTTATTGTAAAGCCACTTGAAATTGAAGAAACACAATTTGGCTCAATTATTGTCCCAGACATGGGAAAGGATAAAAATATACACGGAACCGTTGTAGCTGTTGGTCCTGGAACACACACCGTAACAGGTGAGTTCATTGCCACTATGATCAAAGAAGGTGAAGTTGTAATTTTACCAACAATGGGTTTCACAAAATTAGAGCATGAAGGTGAAGAATACTGGATTGGGAATGAGAAACAGGTACTTGCGAAAGTAATTCAGGACACTTCAAAATAAAAATCAATAAAAATGAGTAAACAAATCGAATTCGGAGCAGACGCCCGTAAAAAACTAGTAAAAGGTATAGATATGCTTGCAGACGCTGTTGTATCTACATTGGGACCAAACGGTAGAAATGTAGTGTACATGAAAGACGGACAAGTATATAGTACAAAGGATGGTGTAACCGTTGCAAAAGAAATTAGCTCAACGGAAGATCCAATTGAAAATTTAGGTATCAACCTAATCAAACAAGCCTCTATCAAAACATCAGATAACGCTGGAGATGGAACAACAACATCAACACTTTTAGCACGCGAAATCGTTAAGCAAGGTTTGCAACGCTTGAACGACGGAGCAAATGCAGTTCAAATCAAACGTGGAATTGACAGTGCTGTAGATAGTGTTTTACGTGAATTGAAACGTAACTCTGAAAAAATCACATCCGAAGAACAGCTTGAACAAATTGCTACTATTTCAGCAAACAATGATCCTACTGTAGGAAAATTGATAGCAACAGCTATGGAAAAAGTAGGACGTGAAGGTGTAGTTCATATTGAAGAATCTCGCACCGGAGAAACATATTTAGAAACTGTTGAAGGTATGCAATTCGAACGTGGATATAAATCTCCATATTTTGTAACCAACAACAGTACAATGTCTTCTATCTTGAACGACGTTTACATCTTAATAGCAGATACTAAACTATCAGCTGTAAAAGATCTATTGCCTATCTTAGAATGGGTATCTCAAACAAACAAATCTCTTTTAATTATCGCAGAAGATATAGATGCAGAAGCACTATCAACACTTGTGGTAAATAAAATGCGTGGTACTTTAAAAGTATGTGCTGTACGTGCACCTGAATTTGGTGATCGTAGAAAATTGCTTTTAGAGGATATCGCTATAATGACTGGTGGTGTTGTGTTTGACAAAGACAAAGGTATGAAATTGGATAAATTCGATAGTACCTGGTTGGGACAAGCACGAACTGTTACTGTAACCAAAGATACAACTACAATTGTTGATGGTAAAGGTACAGAAGAAAAAATCCAAGCACGAGCTGAAGAACTAGAATCTCAAATCAGCAAATCAACAACTCCATTTGAAACTGAAAAGTTACAAGAACGTTTATCTAAATTCGTTGGAGGTGTTGCTATTGTTCATGTAGGTGGAAACACTGAAACAGAGATGAAAGAGAAAAAAGACCGTGTAGACGATGCTCTTCAAGCCACAAAAGCTGCTCTAATTGATGGTATAGTACCTGGTGGAGGTATTGCACTATTATATGCTAGAGAAGTATTGAAAAAAGCAATAGACGGTATGAAAGATGAATCTGAAGACTACATTTTCGGGTATCAAATCATATACAAATCCTGTGGTAAACCATTTGAACAAATCCTATCAAATGCAGGATATTCAGAAACAGATGCTCAACTCATTGCTCGCTTCGATCTTCAATTGGACAGTAGCGACTGGTCAGGGTACGATATCAAAACATGCTCAGTAGTAAACATGAAAGAAGCTGGAATACTTGATCCACACAAAGTAACCAAACAAGCCCTTTCAAATGCTGCTTCTATTGCTGGTACAATTCTATTAACAGAATGTGTTGTGGTTGACAAACCAGAAGACAAAAAAGACCAATCATTTGATCCGTCAATGTTGGCTGGAATGATGTAATGGAAACAGAAGTACTCGAACTCATCGCAACCAGGGTTGCTGGTAAAGGCGATACATGGGTATTAGTTGGGGAAGACGTTGAACGTTCTTCCCTAACTGAGGCCTTAGAAGCATGGTTTCAAAAAACAGGGGAGAAATGTTCTTTTAGATTAGAACCTTTAAATAGTAAAATCTTTGCTATCAAAATAGGCACTCCCGAACCACCCAAACGCTTTAA